TTGGTGTAAAAAAGGAGATTGGGTTATTTTTGCCAGATATGCTGGATCAAGATTACCAATTGAAGGTGGTGAAGTGAGAATACTTAACGATGATGAAGTTTTAGGAACTATTGAAGATCCTGAATCTATACTTCATTTAATTTAACAACATAGGAGATACTATGCCAGAAGACATAAACTTAAGAGAAGACCTAATTGATGTAGGCGAAGAAAAAGGCGCTGAAATTAATTTAGATGATAAAGGGGAGCCGGAAAAAATTGAGACTCCTGTAGAAGAAGAAATAGAAGTTGAACAAGTACCTCATGAAAATGAAAAACAAGTAAAACTTAAAAAAGAAGATGATAATGAATTAGAGAATTATGGTGCTAGCGTTAAAAAACGTATTGCTACCTTAACTCGTAAAATGAGAGAAGCTGAGAGACAAAAAGAAGAAGCTGTTCATTTTGCTCAAGCAACTAAAATAGATAAAGATAGATTAGAATCTAAACTTTCTACTTTAGATAAGTCTTACGTTAAAGAATTTGAATCAAGAGTTACTACTAATATGGATGCTGCAAGACAAGCATTAAAAATATCCATTGAAGCAGGAGACGTAGATGGTCAAGTATTAGCGCAGGAACGAATTGCTACACTTGCTCAAGATGCTTCTAGATTAGGTGCTCTAAAAAGACTTAATGAGGAGACTGTTCAAGAAGTTAAAAAAGATATTCGACCACAATATCAACAATACGAACAACCAAGAAGACCTAGAACAGACCCTAAAGCAGAGTCCTGGGCTAAAGAAAATACTTGGTTTGGAGAGGATTCAGCAATGACTAACACTGCTTTTGACATCCATAGAGTACTTGTTGAAGAAGAAGGGTACGATCCAAAATCTGACGAATATTATGAAGAAGTTGACAAAAGAATAAGAGTTGATTTCCGTCATAAATTTGATAAGATGGAAGGTAATTCTACAGAAAGAACAAGACCTGTTCAGAATGTAGCATCGGCAAAACGTTCGGCCACAACAGGACGCAGAAATATTGTGAAACTCTCGCCTTCACAAGTAGCAATTGCTAAAAGATTAGGCGTGCCATTAGAAGATTATGCAAAACAATTAAAAATCACGGAAGGAGTATAGCATATGGAAAACGAAAAAATAAAAACTTCACGTGCGAGTCAAACAAGAACTAAAGCGGAAGCTAAAAAAACTTGGACTCCACCCTCATCACTAGATGCACCGACTGCGCCAGACGGCTACAGGCATAGATGGATAAGAGCTGAAACTATGGGATACAATGATACGAAAAACATAGCAGCCTCTTTAAGAGAAGGATATGAGCTTGTAAGAGCTGATGAATATCCTGATTCTGATTATCCAGAAATGACTGAAGGCAAATTCGCAGGAGTCATCGGAGTAGGAGGCCTATTGCTGGCTAGGATACCGGAAGAAATCGCAAAGCAAATTGAAGCTTACTATGATAGCAAGACTAAAGAAAAAGACGAAGCTATTAACAACGATCTTATGAAGGAAAAGCAAGCAGGAATGAGATTCAGCAGTGAATCAAACTCCCGTGTAACTTTTGGTGGTACAAAGAAAGACTAATTATTTAGTAATTCCTAACCAACAGAAAAATATAAATCAATCCGTGACTGGAGGTCCATTAGGACAGGTCACATAAGAAAAGGAAAACAAATATGGCTAATACAAATACAGCTGGATTTGGACTAAGACAGACTATGACAGTTGGAAGTACTCCAGCTACAGGTGGTCAATCTGAGTTCTCTGTTCAGTCACTATCTACATTACCAAACGACATGTATAAAGGTGATCCTGTTGGATATCAAACAACTGCCGGCGCTCATGGTGCTACAGTTGGTTTTATTCAAGATCTAACTTTTGCAGGTGCAAACGATGATACAGCAACAGGAGTAGCGTGGACAACCGCTCTAGCTCCAGTAGTTGGTGTATTCAACGGTGGTTTTTGGACATCTATTACAACTAGCAAACCAACTTGGGGAAATTACATTCCAGCTGGTACAACTAGCGCAGTAGACTATAATACCGGCGTAGCAGGCATCACAGCGTTTGTTAACACTAACCCACATCAAGAATATACTGTAAGAACTTCTGCAGCCCTAACTCCCGGTTTTACGGAATTAGGAACTACTGAAGCTTACAATTTAATTAATCAACCAGCGTCAGGCCAAGTAAATGGTCAGTCTGCTTGTACATTAAGTTCAGCTGCAGTGGTTTCAGGTGGAATGCTTTTCGTTAATAAATCTGCAAACACTCCAGGTCAAACTGAAGATGCCGCAGGTTATGACGTTGTAGTTTCAATTAACCCAGCAGCGATGCTATACTAACCCGTAATAGGAGAATAAAAACATGGCAATATCAAGAGCACAACTAGTTAAAGAACTAGAACCAGGTTTGAATGCACTATTCGGACTTGAGTACAAACAGTATGCTAACGAGCATAGTGAAATTTTTGATACTGAAACATCAGACAGAGCTTTCGAAGAGGAAGTAATGTTATCTGGTTTCGGTAATGCAGCAGTTAAACCTGAAGGCCAAGGCGTTCAGTATGACGATGCACAAGAAACTTTCACAGCACGTTACACAAACGAAACAATCGCTTTAGCGTTTGCAATCACAGAAGAAGCTATCGAAGATAACTTGTATGACAGACTTGCGTCTAGATATACAAAAGCGTTAGCAAGATCTATGGCGAACACTAAGCAAGTTAAGGCAGCAGCAGTATTGAACAATGCGTTCACTGCAGCTTTTGCAGGTGGTGATGGAGTGGAACTTTGTTCTACTGTTCACCCAACATTAGCAGGAACTTTCTCTAACGAGTTAGCTACTCCCGCTGATCTTAACGAAACATCTTTAGAACAAGCGTTAATAGATATCGCAGCGTTCACTGATGAGAGAGGCCTTAAAATTGCGGCTAGAGGAATGAAAATGATTATTCCTTCTGAGCTTCAATTTACTGCTGACAGATTGATGAAATCTGAAGGTAGAACTGGCACAGCAGATAATGACATTAATGCAATCAAAAACATGGGGATGATTCCTCAAGGTTACGTAGTAAATCACTACTTAACGGCTGCAAAAAAATGGTTCATTAAAACTGATGTTCCAAATGGTCTTAAACACTTTGTTAGATCACCTATCAAAACTTCAATGGAAGGTGACTTTGACAACGGTAACGTAAGATACAAAGCTAGAGAAAGATATGTATTTGGATTTTCTGATCCAAGAGGCATATTCGGATCTAACGCAGTATAAGTAATAAATAATTTAAAAAAGGCGGCTTTACAGTCGCCTTTTTTATGATAGTATAAATAATAAAAGGTGTAAAAATGAAAAAAACTTCCATAAATATCTGGGCCTATAGTCATCATGCAAAATTTAATATAGAGCATGCTGAAGATACAGCTGAATCTGTAGAAAAAGCAGTACTTGACAAACTAGGAGAAAACAGTATAGTGTGGGAGAATCTCGGAAACAGTTATAATGACGGGATTAGTCGAATAACTTATGAGGAGGTTATAGATGATACAAGACCTATACAAACAAAAAAGGTCCTTGGAGTTGAAGTGGGAACAGGAGCATCTGGATAATAACAGATATACTCTTGAAATGGTCAGAATTGATGACAAAGTTAAAAGAGTCATTACTGACATTAAGCTTGAAGAAGCTAGAATTGCTCACTTACAGAACAATGTAGAAGGTTCTGCTCCACAAGTTTCCGTAGCTACTTAGACAAAAGCTACATCGCTGAAATGCATAAATACCGTAGGATCTCTTGCACTCTATTCAAAAATAACATATAATAACTGCACTATACATAAATTAATTTGGAAACCGACGCGTATAGTCGACGGCCTAGAGACGGCTTCCAATTAACTAGGAGAACATAATCATGGCAACAACTACTTTTTCGGGACCGATAAAAGCGGGAACGATCTCAAACACAACAGGAACAACACTTGGCGATGATGTAAGAAACACAGGTCAAGTTGTAATGTCTCAATCAATTTTGATTGATGCAGCAGTCGCAGCTGGAACAACTACTTACAACGTAGGTGTAATACCAAAAAACTCACAACTACTTACAACTACAATTAGAGTTGCAGTAGTAAGTAACCAAGGTACTACAGCAACTGTTTCAGTTGGAAAAACAGGAACAGCTGCATATTTTATAGCTAATACTGACGTTAAAACTTTAGGAGAAACTTCTTCTATAGCTAACGGCGCTTTAGATGAAGCTGA